GCATCCGCTTCTGAGGATCAACCAACAACACAAGGAGAACAAGTGTCCGACACTACCGTTCCAGCTCCTGCCGTCGAAACGGTAGAAGCACCGGTGGCAGAGGTGCAAGCTAAGGCTGCGCCAATGTTCACCACTCCTCGCGTCAACCTCAACGTTACCGCAGGACAATACGCACTCGCACAGGTTCGCGCTGCACAAGGCGACACCGATGCACGCGATCTCGTTGCAGCACTAGAGATCTCGACCGTTTCTGAGAACACCGGAATGGTTCCACCGAACTATCTTCGCGACATCATCGGCGTCATCGATGATTCGCGTCCGTTCATCAACTCCATCGAGCGCGCAGCTCTTCCAGCATCCGGCATGAAGATTTTCACGCCGAAGCTTGGTGCGCAGGCGACCGTTGCAGTTACCGGTGAAGGCGTTGAGTTCGATTCAACCGATACCGCAGTAACTTTCCAGGAAGATACAATCGTCAAGTTCGCCGGTGCTAACGTGGTCAATGTTGAGCTCGTGGACAGAAGCGACCCATCGTTCGTCGACTTGCTCCTTCGCGAGCTTGCAGCGTCCTACGCGCAAAAGACCGACGCTTACGCAGCGCAAATCGCAGCACAGAACGCAGGTTCCTCAACTGGTGGCTCCGTTTATGCAGCAATCGCTGACGGTATCGCTGACTCCTATAACGTCATGCGCTTCACACCAAATCGTCTCCTCGTTGCTCCAACAGGCGGCTCGGCAGGTATCGACTTCGCTTACTTGCTTTCAGCAACCGGTAGCGACAACCGACCACTTTTCGCCGCAGCTCTTCCAAGCAACGCGAACGGTCTTATCACACAAGGTTCCACCGCCGGCACAGTTGCAGGCTTGAACCTGGTCGTTGACCCGAATTACACCGGTGACGATGCAAACGTCAAGCACGCTCTCGTTTACCCATCCGCAGCGATGCGTTTCCATGAGTCCGGCACCGTTCAAATTCGTGCGAATCTCGTTGCAAATGGTCGCATCGAGATCGGCGTCTATGGTTATGCCGCAGTCGTCAACCGTTACCCAACGGCTTTCCGCAAGCTGAGCTAGTAACAATCAAATAGTCCTGGGTGGGTGTGATCCCGAGCCCACCCAGGATCCCTAACCGAAAGGAGCACACGTGCCGACAATCATCAGCGTAGGTCAACTCCGCGCCGTCCTCGGTGTCTCCGTTTCGCTTTATTCGGATCCAATTTTGGAGGACGTCATCGATACGGCTGAAAATGTCGTGCTTCCGATGCTCGTCAAATACTCCAGCCCGATTCGTTCGGTCGAACTGCAAGACAACCAAGCAATCTTCACCTTCGACGCCGTTCAGGTGTTCAACGAAGGTCAGAGCGTCGTCATCGCGAATGCCGGCTCACCTTTCAACGGCACTCACACCGTTCTCGCAGACGGTCTTAGCGATACGACCTTCCGTGTGGCGATCACTAATGCCGACATCGCAAAACGAAACCTTATTCCGGCTGGAACTGCGACCCTGAGTGGCGCGAGCACCTACGTAGGCGTTCCAGAGGTTGAGTCGGCGGTTCTAGCGGTCGCCACCGAGGTTTTCCAATCACGCAGCGCAGTAGGCGGTCAGATCGAAGGCGTCGATTTTCAGGTAACGCCATTCCGGCTCGGTCGAAGCCTATTCAACAGAGTTTCAGGGCTTCTCGGTCGTCACATCGATCAGGAGTCGATCGCCCTATGACCATCGCGACCGAGGTTCGCGCCGCGCTCAAATCCTCGCTCGCTGCGGTTCCTGCCAATATCTACGATCACGTTCCCGAGGCTCCCCAGGTTCCTCACGTGTCGTTCGTTCCCGATGATCCATATTTGGAAATCGAAACAATCGGCAAAGCAACCCTGAGATTACGCGTCAATATGGTTCTCGCCGTTGGCGTCAACTATGCGAGCAACGCAGCCGCACTCGATAACCTGGAACAACTCATCACTAGCGTTCTGACGAATCTGCCATCCGGCTATATCGTCGGAGAGGTCAACCGACCAACAGTCACACAGGTTGGATCTGCAAATCAGCTCGTCGCTGATATTCGGGTTTCAACCTATTTCCAAAACTAAGGAGCAGAAATGCCTACCGCCGTAATTACCGGTCGCGATGTTACCTTCACTATCGGTGGTAACAATTTCGACGCTCAGGCGACCTCAGCCGTTCTAAGCGGCGAAATGGTTCGCGAAACCTACGAGACACTCGATGGCAAAGCCTACAAAGTTCTCGATAACAATTTCACCTTTTCGGTTGAAATGCTCGCTGATTGGGGTGTTGCCGGATCGCTTTGCGAAATCCTTTGGGGCGTCGCTGAGTCAGCACCGAACACCGGAATCAGCACCGTGTTCACCGCAGCATCAGGCGCGGTCTTTACTTTCCAGATTCTTCCTTCCTGGCCGTCAGCCGGTGGAAGCGGAAACGACGCGCAGACAGTAACATTTGAGTTCCAGGTCATCGGCGTTCCGGCTGAGTCCTTTAGCTAATCGGAGAATCGGGATATGAAACTACCAATCACAATTACATATACCTCGGGATCTATTGAAACCTACACCGCGCAACCGCCGGAGTGGGCTAAGTGGGAAAGGGAAACCGGCAACAAGATCACGCACGCCGAAGGAAACATCGGCATTTGGGATCTTATGTTCTTGGCGTATCACGCTCACAAGCGTCAAGCCGCAGGACTACCGGTCAAACCTTTTGATGTCTGGAGCCTTACGGTCGAGGACGTTGCGGCAGGTGAGTCCGACCCAAAAGTCACCCAACCGGAAGCCTGAGCCGGCTCATCGTCGAATTGGCGATAGCGACCAGAATTCCGATGAGTGAGTGGACGGATGCATCAGACATCCTGACCGCTCTCGAAATATTGAAGGAGCGCAAGTGACCGAGCCAGCATTAGCCTTCGACAAGAAGGAACTGCGTTCGGTCATAGGCGCATTCAAAGCGATGAACGACCAAGCCACCGACGAAGCGAAGAAAATGGGTTATGAGCTGGCGCAATATGCGGCGCAGGAAGTCAGGAAAGCCGCGCTCACTCGCACAGTCAATCCGGTCGCGGTTCGGCGAATCGCAGATGGTGTGCGCGTTAGCAGAACCTCAAAAGTCGGTGAATTCTCTTATGGGTTCGCCAGTCAGCGTTTTAGCGGTGGTGGCACGACGAAAGAACTATGGCGTGGTTTTGAGTTCGGTTCTAATCGATTCACACAATTTCCAAAACGCACTCCGCGATCCTCGGGGCGTGGGAATACTGGCTACTTCATCTATCCGACACTCCGTCGCATTCAGCCTCAACTAGTCGCCCAATGGGTCGAAGCCTTTGATCGCATTTTGAAGAAGTGGACTTGAAATGGCTGAATTCCGAACGCTAAAACTTTCCATCCTTGCCGATGTCGATAACCTCAAAAAGCAACTTGGTCAGGGTGAGAAGGAAGTTCAGACCTTCGGCAACAAGGTCGCTGAGTTCGGCAAGAAGGCAGCCCTAGCGTTTGCCGCCGCCGCAGCCGCGGCAGGAGCCTACGCGGTCAAGCTCGCAGTCGATGGAGTCAAAGCCGCAATCGAGGATGAGAAGGCGCAGGAATCGCTACGTCGAACCCTGGTCAACGTAACCAGCGCAACCGAAGCTCAGGTCGCAGCCACCGAGGACTTCATCGAGAAAACCGCACTCGCTACCGGCGTCGCGGATGATCAACTTCGACCAAGCCTGGATCGACTTGTTCGAGCGACCGGCAATCTCGAAAAGGCTCAGAAGCTTCAAGCCCTTGCGCTTGACGTATCGGCTGGTTCAGGTCGTAGCCTGCAAGCGGTCACGGAAGCTCTCTCAAAGGCTCAGGAAGGCAATCTAGGCGGTCTAACGCGTCTGGGTGTGGGTTTATCTAAGGCTGAGGTCGCAACCCTCTCATTCGACCAAATAACCCAGAAACTAGGGCAGACCTTCTCGGGTCAGGCAGCCGCAGCCGCTAACACTTTCCAGGGTCGTCTCGATCGTCTCAAAGTCGGCTTCGACGAAGCTAAGGAGTCGGTCGGGTTTGCTTTGCTCCCAATCCTCGAAAGACTCATCAATTTCGTCAACGCTAACGTGGTGCCGGTTATCAACCGATTTACCGAGTCATTCGGTGCGCCTGGCGGTCTTGCCGATAACATCCAAAAGACCGTGGACATCGTGCTTCGGGTTTTGCGTCCGGCATTCGAAGGCGCGGTCAGCCTTTTCAACCGCGTTCGAAACGCCATCAGCGACAACCGAGAATCGTTCAGCGCATTTGCAGACTTGATCCAGACTTACATCGCACCGACCATCGGCAAGGTGCTAGGTGGTGCGCTCAAAGGCTTAGGCGTCATCGCTGAGGGAGTCATCAAGGTTATCGCGACGGTGGCGAAGGTCATCACCGCAACCGTCGAAGCTGCCATCATCGGCATAAACGCCCTCATCAAGGCTTACAACGCGGTTCCATTACTTCCTAACATTCCAACCATCGCATCACCGTCAGGCGGTGCGGTATCACCTTCCGCGCCATCCATCCGAGCAATCGAGCGCGGTGTTCCAACCGCGAGCGCACCAGCAGCTTCGGCAGTCGCACCGGTAACGAATAACATCACCGTCAACGGAGCAATCGACTCAGAGTCAACCGCTCGCCAGATTGCCCGAGTTCTCACCGAGTCAGCATCGCGTGGCACCGGTGGCGGCGGCGGCTTCTTAGGCGGTGTCCTCGTAACGTGACCGCCTGGACTCCCGACTATCGCATCAAGGCTAACGGCGACACAATCACCGGAATCACGTTGGTCGGCTTCTCAATCACCTCTGGTCGAACCGACGTCAACGCTCAGGCTCAGGCTGGCTATGCGGCGATTCGCGTCCTCAATCTCACCAATCAGGTCTATTCCTGGGGCATCAACACCGCGATCAATATCGAAGTCAAAGATACGACGAACACTTACGTTCCGATTTTTGGTGGTCGAATCTCAGACATAGCGGTAGGAGTCGAGCGCACCGGATCAGCTGCAACCGTCACCGTCCTAGACATTTATGCGCTTGGGGCTTTGGCAAAGCTCCAGAATGCGGTCTGGGAAGGATCGCTGAGCAAAGCATTTGACGGCATTCAGATTCGAACCATTCTCGAAAGCCTTTTGACGAATTCATGGAATGAGGTTGCAACCTCTGAAACCTGGAACTCCTACGACCCGACCGTTGCCTGGGAGGACGCCGAAAACGTAGGCATAGGCGAAATCGACGAAGGCGAATACGAAATGATCAGCCGATCGGCTGCGCCGGTCAATATGTATTCCTACGTTTCAGATATTGCCAATTCCGGCATCGGTTATCTCTATGAGGACGCAAACGGTTTGATTTCCTATGGAGACGCAGACCACCGGCAGGATTACCTAGTCGCCAACGGTTACGTCAACCTCGACGCCAATCATGCGCTCGCGGAGGGTATCCGCTCAACGACGCGCCAGGGCGATATCGTGAACGACCTGGTCATCAACTATAAAAACAATTTCGGCACGTCCTACACCTACACCGACCAGACTTCCATCGACACTTATGGACTTTATGCCAGGACGATCAATTCGCTGATCGATGACGACCCAGACGCCGAAGCGGTGGCTGAACGTTTCGTGACGTTCCGCTCTACTCCGAAATCCAAATTCGATTCGATTACCTATGCCCTGCAAAACCCAGAACTAAGCGATGCAAACCGAGATGACCTTCTCAACGTGTTTATGGGCATGCCGGTGGCAATCGCTAACCTGCCGGCAAACATCAACGGCGGTTCGTTCGTGGGTTACGTCGAAGGCTGGACGTTTCGATCGACACTTTCAGGACTTTCCCTGAGCCTTACCCTCAGCCCGACCGAATTCTGGACGGTCGCGCAGGATTGGGATCAGGTAACGGCTACCCTCGAATGGGGTGACGTAGATGCTACACTTACATGGCAGAATGCGATAGGAGTTATTAGCTAATGGCAACCACGACAATCTTCGGAATCGATCTACCCGACGATACCGATCTGGTCAAAGATGGCGCGTCTGCCATGCGAACAATCGGTAACGGTTTCGATGACGGATTAGGCAAGGTCACGCTGAACGACCAGACCGCGACCTACACCGCAGTTCTGACCGACAACCGAAACAAGCTCGTTCGCATGAACGTCGCTTCGGCTAACGATTTCCTTATTCCGACCAACGCCAACGTTGCTTTCCCAATCGGTTCGGTCATCAACGTCACTCAGCTTGGAACCGGTGCAACCACCATCAAGGCGGTCACATCAGGCACGACCACCATCACATCGACCGGAGCAACATCAACCGCGCCGGTGCTTCGAGCTCGCTACTCGGCGGCTTCATGCATCAAGGTCGGAACCGACACCTGGCTAGTGGTAGGCGACCTTACCTAATGCTTCTCATTCCAGGGATTATTGGCTCAGGCGTGCAGTTAGGCGATTTCGAGTCTATCGCAACCGTCACCGTAGGTGCTGGTGGTGCTGCCGATATTACCTTCTCATCTATTCCATCAACCTATCAACATATTCAGGTGCGCCTTTCTTGCCGAGATAATCGCGCTGCCGCAGTCAATACGATTTTTATTCAAGTAAACGGAGACACCGGCAACAATTACGCCTTACACGCCCTAGCCGGAGACGGTAGTAACGCCTCAGCCACCGGTTCATCATCTGTTGCAAGGGGAGCATTACTACTCGCACCGTCGGCATCTGCCACAAGCAACGTGTTTGGTTCTGCCGTTGTCGATGTTCTAGATTATGCCAACACTAATAAGAACACCACCATTAGAACTCTAGGCGGATACGATGCAAACGGTGCCGGTCATATCCGTTTATTTTCGAGTTTGTGGAATAACACAAATGCGGTGAATTCGTTGAAACTATTTCCGGACGGTTCGGCTTCATTCGTTCAATATACCCACGCAGCCTTATACGGAATCAAGGGATAACAATGCCAAAGACCTATGAGCCGATCGCGACGACGACTTTGGGAAGTGCTGCTGCAACCGTCACATTTTCAACAATTCCCGGAACTTACACCGATTTAGTATTGATTGG